AAAAATTATTCAACTGGGTAGCTGGATTTTTCTCAGCAGATAGCCCAAATTCAAGCAAAAGACTTGTAGGTATTGTAGGTGCCGGTTTTTTATACTGGACACTTTATTCAAATTCACATAGCGAAAATCATATAGCTCCAGCCGAATCATTGGTATGGGGTACTGTAACTTTGGTATGTACTTCTTTAGGATTAGCTTCTGTAAAGGAGATAGGAGATTTAATTGGTAATTTTAAAGGCAATAAAACATCTGAATAAAAATGGAAGCAACAATTCAAAAGCAAGTTGAAAGAAGTTGGCAATCAAAAACTTCGGTAATATTAGTTGCTCTCACAATAATGGGTGGCTACTTTGCGTTAACCGGTAAGTTTGAAGATGATGGCAAAAAGTACGAAAACCATGAAGTGCGTATCGGTCAATTAGAGGCAGATAAGAAAGAAATTAGAGATGATATTAAAGACATCAAGAGAAGCAACGAGCAGATTTTAATTTTGTTACAAAATAAAGAAGATCGTAAGTAATTTAATTTAGTTGGATAATTTTATAGCACATTTTTTAGATGGTGGATGGGTTGTATTACTCATTGGGGCTGCCGGTATGGTAGCTCGACTTGTTACCACTAATGAAGAGCAGTCGGGTAAGGATGTTGCTAAAAAAATGATAAGTTCTATGATAGCCTCGCTTATTGCTTGGTTTGTTATGGAGCAGTTTGAGGTTAATTCTATGTATAAAGCTATTGCATATGGTTTAGTCGGGTTGAATAGTCCAGAAATAATACAAGGAGTATTAAAGATAAGTGGTCAATTTGCATCCGATCCTATGTCATTTATGAAAAAAGAACAACCAAAAGCTAAAAGAAAACGATGAAAAATACGCTATTAATCATATTAACTGCCATAATTCTAGCTATTGCTGGGTTTGGTAAATATGTAGAATACACCATAAAAAATACTGCGACTAGTGTTTATGAAGATAGATTAGTACCGCAGCCTTATTTGAGCCGAAAGTTTGATTATTACGGCTCAGCAATACAAGACCAAATTAAAGTTATAAAGGGCGGTAAGATTGATTTAGTTTCTATTCAAAAGGAAAAAGAAATCACAGATACAATGTGGGCTGCCTATCTAAAGACATACCAGACTGGAGAAGAAAAAGAAGTAAGCGACAAAGCTCAAAAGTATATAGATTCTGCCGACAATTATTTTGCTCAAATATCAGCAGATGGCATAGTTACAGATGATGAAGCCAGAGAAATGGATAGAAGAATTTATCCTGTTTTAGAGTATGTAAATGACCTAATAGACATTCAAACAACAATAGGGGCTAAAGAAACCAAAGGAATGATAACCCTTCTTAATAAGTTTTCCAACTTCATGATAGGAGCTATTGCTCTAGCCATTGCGCTTTTAGGATCTATTATATATGATATGTTTAAGAAGCCAAAGTTGGAGAAAAAGACAACCAAAAGAGCTGTTAAAAAACCAATTAAGAAAGCTGCCGTTAAAAATAAAAAGAAATGAGATTTATAGCAATAATATGTTTATGTTTTGCGTTAGAGGGAAACGCCCAATACTATGTTATGGCAGCTCCCAACGTAGCATTTAATACACCATTGAATGATACTAAAAATTTATTGGGCGGAACTATTGAGGTGGGTAAGTATTTTGGAAATACTGCCATTGGAATAAATAGTGGCTGGTGGACCTATGATAGCAAGGATTTTTACCAAGAACTAATGGTAACTTTTCCTATTTATGATAAATTTAGCGTAAGCGCTGCTATTGGTTACTTTTATTACCATAAAGATATAACAATGGAGTATGACTTCAATTATACTATCCCAATGAAGAAAGAATATTCCTTTGTTTTGAGTTATGGAGCGCAAAGTGCCTTTGGTGGAACTTTTGGAGCATATTCAATTGGTATTAATAAAGATTTTAAAATAAAATAAAATGAAACTAGAAGCATTATCCAAGAAACTTCCTGCAAACGTAATGGAGGAAATACCTTTAATTATTGAAAAGTTTGGTATTGATGGTCCATTGAGGTTATCTCATTTTTTATCTCAATGCGCTCATGAAAGCGGTAACTTTAAGTTTGTAAAAGAAAACTTAAACTATTCTGCTGATGGCCTTCGTAAGATATTCCCTAAATATTTCCCAACTACAGAAATAGCAGAAAAGTATGCAAGACAACCAGAGAAGATTGCCAACAAAGTATATGGCAGCCGTATGGGTAATGGTGATGAAGCTTCAGGAGATGGTTTTAAATTCAGAGGTCGTGGTTATATTCAGCTTACTGGTAAGGATAATTACGCAGCGTTTGATAAGTTTGTAGATGATGATATTATGGCTGATCCAGATTTAGTGGCTACTAAATACCCACTTACTTCAGCAGCTTTCTTTTTCCATAAGAATAATCTATGGGACGTATGCGACAAAGGACATAGCCATGATGTAGTGGTAGCAGTAACAAAGCGTGTGAACGGAGGAACTCATGGTCTTGATGATAGAAAGGATAAATTTAGCTTATTTCATAGCACCCTAGCATAATGAACAAATCAGACATAGCAAGAGAGTACAGAGAGAAGCATGGCTGGGAAATGCCGACTCTGAAACTAGCTAGAATAATGTATGCTGAAAACAATCTTACCTTTAAAAACGTAGAAGATGCAAGATTGGTTTTAAGATACATAGAGGGAAAACATGGGCCTGAAAATAGAAAATTCAAAACTATAATACAAATGCCAGAAAGACCAAAGAACCCTTACAATTTGCCTGATAGCGATGAAACGGATTTCATTCCCTATGAAATAAAAGGACATAAGCGAGTAGCTATATTGTCTGATATTCATGTACCATACCACAACATTTCAAGCATAACTGCTGCACTTGATTACTTAAAGAAAAGTAAGCCAGATGCCTTGTTATTAAACGGAGATACAATAGACTGCCATAGGCTAAGTAGATTTATTAAAGATCCAAAGAAACGTAACTTCAAATTAGAACTTGATACATTCAAGGCTTTGTTTGATGTGTTTGAAAAGGAATTAAAATGTAAAATCTATTTTAAACTTGGAAATCACGAGGAGAGATATGAGCATTTTCTTTATGAGAAAGCAGCAGAGCTGGTAGGTATTGAGGAGTTTGAATTTCAAAATATCATCAAGGCAAGAGCCAGAGGTATTGAAGTCATAGCAGATAAAAGACCTATGAAGTTGAATAACTTGTGGGGTATTCATGGTCACGAATATATTGGCGGTATATCTGCCCCAGTAAATCCGGCGCGAGGCCTGTTCCTTAAATCTAAAGTTAGTTGTTTTCAGGGGCATAATCACCAAACAAGTGAGCATACTGAACCTACCCTTTCTGGTAAAATGGTTACTACTTGGAGTCTTGGCTGTTTGTCGGAACTTCACCCTGCATACATGCCATTAAACAAATGGAATCATGGATTTGCAGAAGTAGATTTAGATGAAAATGGAGAGGACTTTGAATTTAAGAATAAGCGTATATTTCAGGGTAAAATATTATAATGGAAAAGGTTGACCACCCAGCACACTATAATGCTGGGAAAATAGAATGTATAGATGCAATTGAGGAAGCAGTAAAGGGGTTGGAGGGAGATGAAGCATTTGCTACTGGCAATGCTATAAAGTATTTGTGGAGGTGGAAGCGAAAAGGTGGTAAGGAAGATTTAAAAAAGGCAGTTTGGTATATTAATAGAATAATAAATAATGACCAATGAAACTAACTTCTACATTAAAAATATCTACCTATGGTTGCAAGGTTGTGCTTATTATTACAGATTCATTAATCAATGAAGCTAATAAAGTATACAAAAAGCATAAAATGGAGCAGATGTTTGAAGGAGATGCAGAAGGTACAGTTATCACCCCAGACATAGATGTCTATTACATGATTATAGAGCAAAAGTATTTAAGCCATAATACCCTATCACATGAAAATTACCACATGGTTAATGTAATAAAAAGTGACAGAGGCATTGTAGATGATGAAGCTGGAGCATGGTTATCAGGTCACATAGCTGAGTTTATTTACAAATTCATAGACAAGAAGCAGCTAATAGTTAAACACTAAAAAATAATTTTTTAATTTAATTAACTCGTTTAACTTTGGAAAAAAAATACATGAAGTTAAGATTCATTTGCGCTCAACCAACTTCCCTTTATTATGCATGGCAAGTAGAAGTTATGATAAATAATTTTATTGAAATGGGTATCAACCCTAACATGATAGATATTGTTTGCTGGAAGGTGAATGATGTTATTCCGGAAGAGTGGGCCAAGTTAGCTGCCAATTATCCAGCGAGGTTCTTTTTTTATTCTGATACCAGAGAAACTAGGCACTACATATCTTCAATACGTCCTAACATATTGAAGCAGCACTTTGAACAAAATCAATACATAGAACAAGAAGCAGTTCTTTATCATGATTGCGACATAGCTTTTACCAAAAAGATAAACTGGGAGCAGTTCCTTGAAGATGATAAGTGGTATGGATCTGACTGCCGTTGGTACATAGCCTATAGCTACATTATAGGCAAAGGACAAGACGTAATGGATAAGATGTGTGAAATAGTAGACATACCAGAATCATTAATAAAAGATAATGAGCTTAACTCAATTGGTGCGCAATATTTAATGAAAGGTATCAATGCTCAGTTTTGGGCAGACGTTGAAAAAGATTGCGAAAGATTATTCAATGAAGTAACTCACTTGAATAATGAGAAGAAACAATTAGATCCAACACATCACGAATTACAGATATGGTGTGCAGATATGTGGGCAGTGTTATGGAATGGTTGGAAGCGTGGAGCAGAAACGATTTGCCACCCAGAACTAGAATTTTCATGGGGTACAAGTACCGAAGCCGATTGGGATAGGTTAAATATATTCCACAATGCCGGTGTTGTTACATCTGCCGGCGGATTATTCTACAAAGCAGAATATATGAACCAGTTGCCCTATAGTGCAACATTGAATATAAACGAAGGAACAGCCAGCAAGAAGTACTGGGATATTATACAAGAAACAGCTAAAAAATCAGTTTTATTATGACAACAAAAGTAGTAGAGTCGGAAAATCCATTAGAGCATTGGAACGACATTCAAAACGTAGAAGGTAAGGTAGTGTTAGATTTAGGTTGTGGTTGGTTGTTCCAGCCATTTGAATCAACGCCTCAATACTTTATAAATAGAGGAGCTAAAAAAGTAATTGGCGTAGACGCATCATGCCAAGAAATTGAAAAGCTAAATGCAACTTTCCCTGAGCATACTTTTGTTTGTAAAACTATTTCTAATTTTGATGATTTACTGGGCTTGATTACAGATTATAAGCCAGAGCTAATCAAGATGGACATAGAAGGACATGAGCAACACATGAAGGATATTACTGCTGAACAATTTGAATCAGTAAAGGAGATAGCGGTTGAATACCACAATCCTACATGCAAAGAAATACTAGAAAAGAAATTAACTGAATTAGGGTTTGATATATTTGCAACTAACAAATTTGGTTGGTTCTGTACAGATATTAATGAAATGGGCATAATGCACGCAAAAAGATAATATGATCATAAATAAAGCAACATACGGAGGTCAAGATTGTACTCAATTAATTAGAGATAAAGTAGTATCAGACAAGCTTATAGTAAGGTGTAATAATGATATTATAGGTGATCCCGCCGTTGGTCAGGTAAAGTACTTGGAGTTGGATATAGACGGCAATTTATTCAGTGTAAGGGAAGGTAGTATATTTGTATACCCAAAATCTAAGAATAGAAAATTGGGCATATTCTATTCCAATAACAACAATAAAAAGATATGGCCTTCAATCTACAAATCATTAGATACAATTAAGAAAGCCAGCAATGGCGTGGCAGACATTGTAACTTGTATGTGGGAGCCTATGCCGGAAAATCCTTTTCATCAAGTTAGAAGCTGGTACCAATCCCAATCTCATCTTAATCAGTTGCTCCAAATTATGCAGTGTCTTTATGCAGCCAAAGAAACCGGAGATTATGATTACGTTTCATTTTTAGAGCATGATGTAATGTACCCCGAAGGTTACTTTGATTTCCCTGATTTTAACAGAGGCAGCGTGCTTACCAATATGAATTACGGGGGCGTTTGTATCAATGGATGGCAAGAGAGAGGCCAAAATGATGAGCCTTTCCACCAAATGACTATGCGATTTGATGATGCCATTGAGCATTGCTTGAATATTTTACCCAATGCATTGCGTACTAATAGCGGTATGATTGAAACGCAAACCATGAATAGAACCCAATGGAACTGCCAAAATCAAGCTATCCATATCAATCATGGCATACATTTTACCAGCCATAACTCAATATATCGCAAAGATAATTTATCTTTAACTCATGATTACTGGGGCAACCACTCCGATTATACCAATTTATTCGTATGAACAAGTTAAAAGAAATATTCCTATCCTACGCAGCTGCCCTTAATCCAACAGAGGAAGAAAGCCAGCTTGCGCAAGAAAGGCTCTTAATTTGTTTTGATTGTGAACACTGGGTTCAGGGTAAAGTCAGGGACTATTGTGAAGTATGTGGCTGCACAACAAGTAAAAAAGTTTTCTCACCAAAGGGGGCAGATGCTTGTCCAAAAGGCAAATGGCAAAACTGATGAAAACGTACCGCATATTCTTTGATAAGGACGGAACTAAAATGACCAAGTTAGTTTACGCCGTTTCAATGTCTGATGTGCTACAAAAATACAAGGATCTAAAGATACTATCTGTTGTCCAGATTGACCTTGCGCCTCCCGAAGATGAAGATGATTAACTCCTTTATTGCAAAGGAAATAATAATCGTGCCATAGATTAAAATAAAAGTTGGTATGCCAACTAAAAAGAAAAAGATTACCTGAAAAATCCCAATTAATTTTTTCATGTTTTTTTGTTTTAGGTTAACTTGTTTGTTTCTATTATATCGTAATAAAATGAATTGGTATCTTCTGCTACCCATCTATCCGATTGGTTTTCTACGGAAGGAAGTTCAGTGTCTACCTTAAACTGCTTTAAATCATCTGGTAGGGGCTTGGTTACAAAATTAGAGTCCTTCCAAAAGATCCTATTGTTAGGCATACACAACAAATATCCATCATCAGATTCTAGCACATGACCGCATTTGTAGTCGGAAGGTTCTTTGCTATATGGATTGTTATACCAGTCAATAGTTAGGATATATGTAGCCCATACTTTACTGCCATCTCTTAATACTACTTGTGCCTTATGGAAGGCTAAAAACTCGTACTCAACAACTGCTACATTCTCACTAAAACAATCCCATAATTGTTTGTAATAGAATGGTATATCGTTTGTCGGAACTTTCGTATATATTTCTGATATTGGAACTCTACTTCTTAGCATACCGGAGTCCGTAATAACATGGAACGTAAGTATCTTACCGGCAAATGATTGTATGCCAAATACATAAACATTGTAGTATTCGTTGCTATCGTTCTCATCTTTTGTAAAAAATGATTTCTTTACTAAGGCTTTGAAATTTGGTATGCTTGAATTTAATTTCATATTGTTTCCGGTTTATAGTTATCATCATAATATTCTTCTCTACTATAATGGGGTAGAGTAGGGTGGTTTATGGGTGTTTCTTGACCATCTGAAAAGGCTTTTTGTATCTGCTCTTTTTCTTTTTCAAGGGCTTCGTTAAAAATGTCATAGTCATAGGAAATTAAGAAAAATCCACTTTTTTCTAATCTTTCAATCATTTCTTGAATAGCTGTTTTCATATTGTTTCCGGTTTATAGTTATCAATATCAAAGTAGCCGGAAGGGGTTTTATACTGATGCCTTCTACCTCTTTTCTTTAATGGCTCATATCCCATTGATTTATAGTATGTCAATATCTGCAAATAGGTTAGGTTGATATTGGGTATCATCATGGATATTGGCTCATGCTTATGGTTGTTGTCTATGTATTGCTTTTGAAGGTCGGTCATTTGGCTTTTTCTTTTAGTTCTTTAATAAATTCATCACGCTGCCCAATAAGATACTTTTCCCTATCTATTAGACGCTGCCTTTCTTCCTCAGTAAGTTTCAGGATTAAATCTTCTTTTGCTTTAATCATGGTTTTATACTCATTCATTTGACCGGTGAATAAAGTATTCTGATAATACATTATACCTACCAATAGCATAATGGTAAAAGATTGTTCCTTTAACTTACTGAGAAAGGTATCTGCGTAATTACTGGGTTGATTTTTTGTCATAGTATTTTTCAAGATAATATTTTTCAATTACATATTTGCTATGCATTTCCTTATCATCAAAAGCATATTCCATAGCCTCTGCTATCATTTCTTTTTCTGCCTCAAATAGCCTATCAAAGTTATCTAAAAGCCATGAATCAAAATCATTTTGGTTACGGAAACTTCTAGCTTCCATTACTTGTCTAATTGGTGTCATGTTTGTCATAGGTGCATTGGTTTTACTACTAAATAAATCTTTCTTGGTTCAAAGGGTTTGCCCAACATTTGCAGCCATTCCTGAATGATTTTACTGCGATGGCTTTTACCCTTAAATTGTTTCGTTGCATACAAGTTATCATTTACCCATATCTCAATTACCCCTGATGATTTGAGTTCCTGACGTTTGCTTTGCATTATATCCTTCTCCGGTGCTGGTTTCCTCATAAGACAATAACTTTTCCTTTAAATATCTAACTTCATTTTTTAACAATTCTATCCTCTCCTTCAGGTAGTCATTTTCCATTTGGATCATGGCGGACTCGGATATTTGGTATCTATTTCCCATTAGATTAATAACATAGCCTCCTTATCTAAGTAAGCGGTTAGTAACTGGCTTTCTTCCCCATATATATCAGCCTCAGCCATTCCGTCTTTAGCTAATCTGAATTTATAAAGTCCAATAATAACTTCACAGGTTTTTAATTGCTCTAGGTTGGTGCATGAGTTAATGCAGTTGATTACCCATTCTAAATTTGTTTTCATTTGATTTGTTGGTTTATTTGTTACTAAAAATTTGCGTCTACGGTCAATACATGGACCTTTCCTACGCGGTTATACTTGATAACTTCCGGTAATTGTAGGTTGTGTTTGATTCTATATTTAATTGCTTGTTGTGTCATGGGAGCAGAAGGGTCTTTCCTATTTGGTCTAAATAGGTCGGGGTTTACCTTACTTGCGTATTCAAGGACACTAATTTGTTTGGTTTTCTTCATCTTGTTTTATTCGGTTATATAATCGGGTTAAATTGACTAATTCATCATAATCATCACTCTTAGCTATTCTCTTGTCTATCTCTCGGAGTTTTGCTCGTTTTATCTTTTCTTTTTCTGAAAAATAGCTATTCAGCCATTTAATCATCAGCGCCCTCCTTCACTTCTATTGTTTTAAGGGTTTCAAAAGTAGGCTCTAAATTCTTTCGGCTTTCAATTTCTTGAAACATTCGTTCTGCTTTTTCTAAGTGCATTGTCCAACTATTTTCTACTGAATAGCCGTTGTCTTTGCGAATAAAATACCATACTTCGCCATTAATTTCTGTCTTTTTTACTAGTTCGTACTTTGTCATTGTTAATTGGTTTTATTGGTTAAAATGTTTGTCAAAAATCTCATTAAATACGTTTTGTTTATTGGAGGCCATACTATTAACTTCCTCGGCAAATTGGTCCCATTCCTCATCAGTAAGGTATATTTCCCATTTATCAGCTAAGGCGCTCCACATCATTACAAAATCGTCCATGTCTGCGTATGGTATAACATCATCTTTAAACATTCGGAACATGGTATCGCGTAGCATTTCCTTCTTTGTCATTTTCTTATTTGGTTTTGTGAAAGGTAAAATTAGATAATTAATTTAATTAAACAAATAATTTAATTGGCAAATATTATCTTATCATAATAAGACATATCAACTTCATCTAGTTCATCAAGAATAACTACTTCTTGTTGGCTTGATACTAAATTACTAGGCAAATATCCGGCACTATCTAAAATGTGGTCCAATGTTATTGTGAAAGTGCCTTCGTCCTTTAGTTCTTGTATTATGCCGTGTGCATATACAAATTCTTTACAAATATCATGATCAAAATACCAATCGCAGAAAGCGTTTCTATCTATTAATAGTGTCTTGTTTTCCATTGTTTAATTTGTTTTATTTTTATTTAATAATTCATCTTGTAATTTATTTACTAATGAGCCAATTTGTTTACCAAAATCAGTTTCATCATACTCAAAAAAATCTTCTAATCTATATAATAAATTAAATAGTTCTTGTTGTGTTTCTTGTTTCATTGTTTATCTAAATTGAAGGGTGTAGGTAAGAAAAGAAATTTCTAAAATTCTGGTTACATGGTAGTAATTAATGGTTGGCAATAAATAAATATTATAGCCGGTCTTGTAGATTTTTGGTGTTTTCATGGTTTAATTGGTTTTAATTAATTGTTTTTATAATTGTTGTTTACAATGTAATCGTTACTTAAAACTGAATCATCGCTGGTATCAAATCGCTCAATTAAAAAATCGTAGTTAACTCCTAGCTTATCTAATTCATTTTTTAATTTATAAGCCTCCTCCTGTTCATTTAATGAATAGCTTTCATCAGTTTGCATGGTGGATGGCCTATTTTTATCGTCACATCTAAATAGGTAATAAATTCTAATTTCAGAATCTGGGTTTAATTGATAATTTTTCATGGTTTAATTGGTTTAATTGTTTTATAGTTCTTCGGGGTTAGTTAATAACATAATTGTTTCTAGTACGCTATTGGTTTTCATATCGTATAGGTCCTCCTCGGCTGCGTATACGAATACATCATCGCTATCCCTATCATATCGGTATAATACTTTGATGTTTTCTAGGTCATGGCCTTCCTCGTGTAGTGAGGTTAAAAATTCCCATAATTGCATGGCGGTAAGTGGTTTTTTCATTGTTTAATTGGTTTTAATTTATTAATAATTATATTTCCATAAATTTTTCAGTCAATAATTTACATTTGTAAAACTTTTCTTGCCATAAATAATCGTATTTATTAGCAATATGTTCAATGGATATTAATTCATCATAGTATTTATATAACCCATTTATTGCTTGTTCCTTGGTATATAGGTCGCTTTTTACTGCGTACTTGTAATACTTCAAAAATTTATTGCAATTATTAATTGCTGCTTGTATATTACCTCTTTCAATAACGCTATTCAATATTTCTTTTCCGCAACCCATTTGGGCTAAGGTTTTTAAGTTATTCATGGTTTAATTGTTTTTTGGTTAGTTAAATAATTGTACCGGTATTACATCAAATTCCTCCGCTAATTCGCGTTGCTCCCCGTTTTCTTTGCGTTCTTTGTTGTGTTCTTTGAGCCACTTCTTAAAATCCTTTTCGGACTTTAAAAGTGCTTCAATGCTTGTTTCATCTCCGTTGCCGTAAGTGTCATTGTATTTAACAATGTAAAAAGTTTGCTCTTGTGTCATAAAATTTAATTTAATTGGTTGTTGATTATTGGTTATTTGTTTCTTCAAAATTGTTGTTGATGTAGCCGGTTTCCTTAGTGCTAAGGTCCGCGCCTACAAATAAGGTTAATAAAATAGTTAATAAAATGGCTGCTTCCATGGGGGTTGGTTTAATTAGACAAATAGTTCTCCCAATTATAGTTATCCATTTCAATTTTAAGGTCGTTTTTTAGCTGCTTAATTTTGTTTTGGATAGAATACACGTTTTTTACTTTGCCGGTCTTAATTCGGTTGTTAAGGGCTAAGATTTGGGCTTTTAGTTTGTTAATCTTTGACATGGTTTGTGTTTTGTATGGTTTTGAATTTGGTAAGGTTTGCAGCCGGACGGCCACTGCTTGTTGATTTTATTGGTAGTTTAGAAATTTGATGAATTGGTAGTCATAATCGCTATTATGTCCGGCAATAAAAAAACTTTTTTCGGATAGGTTTATGTCGCTTACATCTTCGGGGTCGGCTTGTTTTATGGCTTCGGCCACATGGTTGCGCCATTCCTTAGCGTTTAAAATAAAGTGTACTTCGTTTATATTGGTATAAATTACCACGCCAAAAATTTTTTGAGGCTCGCGGACAAATATATAAGAGCCGGCGTCCTCCTCGTTTGAGTATCTTAAAGCCCCTTTGGTTTCCTCCACTTCAAAATCTTGCGGGTCGTTGTTGATTTCGTATAAGGTCCGCAAATACTTTTGCGCCTCCGCATCATCTTGAAATTCTAGGACCTCGGCGGTATTTAGATAAGAGTAGCCCTCCCCGTTCCATGTGGAAATAATGGCGTACAATTTAGGGGGCGCGGTTTCCCCCGTGCATTCTATTTGCTCGTTAATTACGCAGCATTGCTCTAGTTCAACCGCGTATCTATCCTCCATTTGTTCTAGCTTATTTAGGGCCTCCGATTCGTTTTCGGCCTCTATTTCAAAAATAGTTTGGTAAGTGCGCGACATGGTTAGTGTAAATCTTTTCATTTTATTAGGTTTTATTGGTTGATATGTTGCATAAATTTATTAATACATTCTAGCTCCGACTCCTTGAAATCGTTCCACTCGCTTTTGTAAAATTGCTCGTATAAATCAATGGCGTCTTGCCACATTACATCTATTGCGCCTAAATCTTGATTTTTTAGCTGCAAAGCGATTGCATAAACGCCGTATGACTTCCAATGTGGAGAGTTAAAATGTGTTTCAATGTTTTCCATTTTATTAGGTTTCATTGATTTATTTAATATTTTTTCTAATCTTTCAATATCTTCAAATTGCAAATAATCTAATTTAATTCTATTACTTTTTTCAGTATGTAAAGCCTTTAATATTAATTTTAAATCATCATTTGCAATGTGTAAAGTCGTGTAATTTGTTTCCATTTTATTAGGTTTTATTTAGTTATTTAAGCATACCCCATGAGAGCGATTCCGTACTATTTAAGTCGCATGCTATTTCAATGTTAGATATATTACAAAAGGCATTGTCCCCCGTTGCAGTGCTTATATTTTGGAAGGCTTTTTCTAGTCCCTCCTCCTGTATGAATCTTTTTAAAATATTCAAATCATCTTCAATCATTCTAAGCCTATGCTCTAATTGTTGGGTATAATTGTATTGGTGTGGGTTTTCCATTGTTTTATTTTTTTGATTTTTTAAAATATTAGCCGAAAATAACTTCGCCAAAAAATACGCTTTGTAAGATACAATCGCCGGTGGACGCGTCCCCGTTTTCGTTTATGGCGTCTAGTAAATGTTGAACGGGTGTAAGGGCCACTTTTTCGTGTACGTCTGCTAAAATAATTGGGCGCGTGTAAGTATCGCCTCCATGGTCCACGATTTTAAGGCGGTTTCCGTCCTTTAAAATCTGCATCAATATATCTTCGTAACATGCCGATACATTAGGGCCGTTTTGGGCTTTAAAATTAGATTTAGCGGTATTGTAGTCGGTATCGCTATATACTAGCTCTAAGTCATATCCTGACTCCATGTAATTAAGCGCATTACATAACGCGTCATAAAATAAATTTTCGGCCTCCGTTGGTGTAAATACTATTTTCATTTTATAGGGTTTTATTGGTTTATTTCTTTGCGTTTTATTGTGCGTGTTGCGTAGCCTGTGCGGTTGTATTCTGCTAAATCGTGGCTATATAGCGAAATAGGTATTTTAAGGCCGCTTTTCGTTTCTCTAAATTTGTCGCTTTTTTCAATTGGTAGGCCGGCGCTGCTGCATAAATAGGAGGAATTATCCTCCCACCCAAAGCCGTAATTTTGTTGAATAACGAGGTAGTAATTATATTTATTTGCTTTCATGGTATTGATTTTTTTTTATGTGTTTAATTAGTTTGCGAATACTTTTGAGCCGAATTGTAAAAGATACTTTTTTGTGAACGTGTGGCAACCGATTTTAACTTTTGCGCCTACTTCGTTGACTTCAAAATTTAGTACTTTGTCCCCGACTTTTAACGTGTTTTCCTTAATGCTATTGTAGAGGCGTTTGCCTAGCTCCATGGGTATTTGGACCGCCTGTGTGGTTTCTATTCGCGCGGCCTCCTCGTTAACTCTTAAATAGTCGGTTTCTATTCGTGTATAAAGGCGGCTAGTTTTACCGGCTTTCCATTCAGTAAGGGCCTTTTTATGTTGCTTTTTTAATTCCGCCTCCCTTTTGAGCCTTTCCGCCTCTAAAATGGCCGTTTTTTGATCATGGTAAGCGGTCCACTCGTTTTTGTCTTTAATGCTTAAAATAGTGGTTAAAATGGCCGGTAATTCAAGCCCAAAAAATTGGGCGTACTTTTTGGCTTGACTATTAATGTACTCTAGCTCGTTTAAGTATTTCTCCGGCTTTTTTGCCTTTGGTAATTTTGCGGCCACTAATTCCGCGTCAATTTTCCATTTTTTAAAGTTTTCTTCGTGTGTTGTGTTGGGGTTATAACATTTAATTAAGTTCAAATGACTTGCCGCTTGTCTTACAACTGCAATATGTTTAGAGGTTGTATTACTATAGCCACGAGTAGTAAATAAAACGGCTTTTTGCCCGTTTAGTTCAATATGCTTTGCAATTGGAAAGTGTCCGCCATAACTATAAATAGTTGAGCCGTTAAAATAAAAGTTTCCACTATTACGGGCTTCGTCTTGTAATTGATTAGCCCAAAGGTGAGCCACTTGTGAAATGTCGGTAAATACTTTTTTCATGTTTTAAGGTTTTAAGGTTTTTATATTGTTTTTATGGTTTTATTAAAATTGCATTAAATCACGCTTTTTGCAGCCTCTTTGGATATTAGAACGCAAAATAATACCTGAATTTCTAAGGGCTGCGGTATGTGTTTCGGTTATGTGGCCCAATTCATTCAGGGCCTTAATTCCTGCATATTGGTATGAATCACCATAACCATATTGAAACGGCATATTTATTTTTATTGCGTCTGGTTGCCCGTAATTAATCGTAACATATCCGGCAAAATAGCTGTTACCATTAACGCGGTCAAACCATTCTTTAGCGTTTATGTCTATTGTGTTTACTTGTGTTGCGGTTGTTGTTGTGTTCATTGTATTAAGTTTATGTAGTTAATTAATATTTAAGCAAATTAAAATAAAAAGTTTTTAATGGCTTTAATTGGTTGCCAAATTATTGTTAAAAATAAAGCGGTAAAGGATAGACCGCAAAGAATAAGCGTAATAATGTAAAGAACGGGCAAAAGTGTGTTAATGGTTTGCATGGTTTAAGGTTTTATAGGTTATCGGCTAAAGTGATTAATAAAAATAAAATGACAATTAAAAGGGCGGTTTGTGTTGATTTTTTCATGGTGTTTAATTTAAGGTTATGAAGTGGGGGTATATTTCAACCCCCTGAAATTGTTTATAATTTGCTTCTTTTTATGGTTTGTATCATGTTTAAATTTGGGTTATTATAACTTACGGGGCTAAGTTCTACCTCATTAATGTTAAAATCTATTTCCCTATTATTTAGCTTTATAGTGACACGAGTTCCAATAATTTCATAAACGGGGTATTTATTACCCTTCATTCCGTTATAATTTACGTTTATAATAGCCTCGTAACCAAAACCCGATTTTATTAATGTTTGTAGTGTTTCGTTTTGCATTGTGTTATTTATTTAAGGTTAAACGCTTGATTTGTTTGTAAATATTGGTGTAATTGGTTGAATATTCATTTGTTGATAAATACCCCATTTTGTAGGCTGCTTTTAGGCTTTCCAGTTTTTCAAATAGTTCTTTTAGTTTTTCCATTGTTTTTGTTTTGTGGTTATTTGATAAAGCGAAGATAGGTATTTATTTTGTATTTTAGCAAAATAGAAACACACGAGGAGCGTTTTAACAAAATTTTAACATTTGCATACAAATCAATTTTAAGGCTATTTTTAGCCGTTTTTAGAGGGGGTGAAGTGTTTTGATACAATTACTAAGGAAGGGCGGAGATAATTTAAATTTGAGCAAATTAGATTTTTTGCCCTTGTTATTCTAATATATATATAACATTTGCAGCCGTTCCCAATATTATTTTTCCCTTCCACCCATACCCCCTTACTCAACACTAAATACCACCCTAAAGCATACCTAAAACAGCCAACAACCGCCAATACAAATTCCCGTACCCGAAACCAACAAAGCATTAACCTAC